AAGAGGAAAACCGTGTGGGCCTTCCTTGATGGGAAGAAACTGGTGGATGTTGTTCAAGCGGCCCTTGATAACAACATGATGGTGGATGATCTGAAGGCCAAGTTGATTGCTGAAAATCCCGGCCATGAAGTTACCTTTAAGGTTCTGTGATGGGAGGGATACTCAATGAATGTGAAACTGACCAAGCGAAAGGCATGGGAGCTGATCAGCCGGATTCAACCCCGGTTGAACATCAAGCAGGAAGCCACCCCGTCTGATGTGGCAATCTTCAAGGCTTCCACCGGCCCTGAAGGGCTGGAAATCAGATGTGAAAATGACTGGTTCAACCACAATGGCCGGATCAAGCTGACCATTGGCAATGTGGATGGCGGAACCCCTATTATCCGCTATTACTACCCCGACACCCTGAACCGGGATTATGTGGCGGAACAGGCCGAAAAGGAAGCTGAAGCCAAGCAAGCCCGTAAAGAATGGGTTTGGGCTATGGGTAAGGAAATGGCCCATAGACTGGTGGATCA